GATGTACCTTGGTTTAGTGTAAAAGTATTACTAGAACCTGTAACAGCTATATTTTGATTAGAGCTATCAGCTCCGTAAGTATTTCCAGGGTCAACTTGGATAGTAAAAGTATTACTGTTTCCTATAAAGTTATATAAAGCAGTAAAGTTATCCGCCCAAATATCACCTAAGAATTTATTAGTATTACCCAGCATATTAATATCAATAGTCATCGTAGTACCATCAATATCAAAAGCAGTTAAACTTCCCGCCGATGAACCAAGTCCACCTATAATATTTGATATACCTAGTTGTTCTATATCTAGGTTAAGCGTTACACCGCTTTGATCTAAATATATTTCGTTATCAGCCGCGTAAAGTGGCGATGCAATCATCATCACAATTAGGCTTGTTAATTTTAATCCTCTCATCATGTTTCCAAAATCCTCTATCGTAACCGATAGTAATAAGTTCTAAGACTGCCCCTTCGATAGCTTTCATTAACGCTATTGTTGTGGACTCATTACGTGAGTTCCCTAACTCAACTTCAACAAGTTCGGTTCCCATTTCAATGAATCTAAAAATGTCTTCTGACTTACCATAGCTGAATATGGTTTTCTGGCTTAACACTTCTGTAAGAATTTCACCAGTTGCGACAGATACCATTCTCAGACTAACTGTAATGTTATCCTCTCTGTACTGAATACTAGTACCTATCCCTAGATACCGTGCACCGATGCCACCAGTGGTTAAGTTACTATCATAGCTTATGACAGCCCCTTCGAGCAACACCCCTGCAAACAGAAGAGGCGAAAGCTTTTTCTTCTTCTCTTCATCGGTAGCGAACTGTTCTCTAGCAGACCTAATAAGTTGTCTTTCTTTTGTAAGGTTATCAAGACCTACTCGTTCTACTACACGAAAAAACTCACCATTGCCTGCGTGTTTTAAAGCCCTTATTAATAAAGTATGCGGCGATTGAGTTACTGCTGTAGAAAATAAAGCGAACTCACTGTTGCTTTTTCTTTGTCCTGTCTGATCTGTAAAAGACGTAGGATATACCGCAACAACAGGACTAACCATTGGTGGTTTAACATCCAATAGATATTGTGATTGTAACTCGTCTATCCGTACTACATCATGTGCTTTAAATCTTTGTTCGTATGTATCCATATACTGATCAAAGATAGAACAACTAGAAAGTGAAGCTACCAATAGGAATTGTAATAATCGTAACCGTGCCATCTGCTTCCGTTATCTTTAGTGTTAAAAAATCTCCGTCTGTACTATATTCTATCGTATTACCTTCTAAAGAGATAATCCCAGAATCGGAAGGAGTCTCACCGAACAGGTTTGCTATAAGCTGCCGACTCAGTTCTGCATAGACTCGTGATTCAAAGTTCCTAATAAAACGTTGTACTGTAGAATTCTCTTTATCTCGTTCAGCTTCTTCCATAGCAGCCTTTAGTTCGTCTTTAATTGTTTGCTTACGATTAAATTCTTGATTTTCAATCGTGAGATAATGAGAACTGGTATTAACACCATTAAACGAAGGAGACTTAAACTTATGTGTAATTTGATCAGCCCATACCGACTGTGTTAAAACACCTACTATAAGGACAAGTCCTATACCCACCATTATTCTAATTAAGTTATTTTTCTCAATTTCTTTTTTTCTACGTTCTATTTCAAGGTTACTTGGTCTTCCTCTTTTCTTCTTTATCGTCATTTTTCAATACCTCCTGCTCTCTAAGCTCTAATATTGTATTGACCTTTTGTTGTAGCCGTATCATATCTTGGTCTAATAAACGTAATTGATCTGTTAATCGTATTATCGTCTTTTTCATTTCCCCTACAGCAGGGTCTATTACTTTAGTTACTGTTTGCCAAACAAAATAAACGAAGTAACCTAAACCAACAACCATTACTACAGGAAAGCCAAACTCTGACACTAGTTGAACAATGTCCACTAATCTCTCCTAGCGTCTATCTTCCCATCTTCTACAAAATTTTCTGCTCTAGCTATTCTACTTAAATCAGGTCTAAGATTTAAAGCACTTGAAACACTAGTATCTATTCTTATAATATCGTTATTCATTATAGATGCTCTAGTAATCAACATCTTAGTAATACCTTCAACAGTTTTTATATCACTAACAAGTTGACCCATCAGTTGTTTCATTATTAAAAAGATAAAATACGCCATAATAAGTCCACCTGCTACAGGCAACCCTAGTTCAGCTATTAATGTAAAACTCTGTTCCATTCTTCTTCGTCACTGTTTTGTACCAGTTTAGCTTCACCTACAATAACTACTCCATATACAGTAGCTTCTACGTCTGCTTCTTCAAAATTTTCTGCGTAAATATAAGGTCCTTCATAAATTTTAGTACCTACCTTAAACTCAGTTAAAAAAATCTTCATCAATAATTACTGGCTATTAATTTTATCTTTAGCTGTTCCTGCGTATAGACCAAACCAAGCTGCACCTGCTCCTACTACTACTGAAATCAAACCTGATTGTTCAAATGTTGGTGCTGGAAGAGCCATGAACCATATTGTGCATTTGTATAACAATATAATATAAACACTTAAAAATGCTCTAGGGAATATTCTCCAAGCATCAATCATATTAGATAACCATATCCATTTCTGCCATGGGTTATCAGGAGCTTTATCATTTTCTAACTCCATAATTTTTTGTTTTAGTTCCCCAATTTCAGAAACCATTGCCATGAATTTATTAAGGTCTATCTCAACCTCGTTACGGCTCATGTCTCCGCTAAATTTATCACTGTTATCGTTCATTGTAATTTACTCCTTTAGTATATTTATGTATTAACATTTCCATCTTTTTCTTGCTTGTCGCAACCTTGAATTAGGATCTTTAGCTGCTTTAGGAAACTTCTTCATTTGTCCTGCTGATCTCGCACAGTAAGACTTTCTTCTTTTGGCTGCTTTACTTCCTTTTTTAACTTTTCCTGTAACCGCTGTTTTTAATTTTGATCCAGGATTTTTTCTTTTATATGCCGCTACTCCTTTTTTAGTCATCCCCGCACCAGATTTAGTCTTTCTATAATTACCACCTTTACCTGTAGTACGTCTTATAGATTTCTCTTTAGTCGCCATTACTTTTTCTTTTGAGAACGTTTTATAGCTTTTGCGGTAGGAGCACCTTTAGCTCCTTTTTTACGCATAGGTTTACCTGCTTTTTTCTTTTGAGCTATGTTATACCATAAGCCTTTCTTAGCTCTTTTACCGTCTTTAGTTGTGTGATATTGACTTCTATTAGCCATTACTTTTTACCTTTAGCAGTTACTTTAGCTTTGCCAGACAAATCTTTAAAATGGAATAACTTCATGCTTGCTTTAGTATGAGTTTTACCTGTATGTAAAGTACCGTTAGCCATTTTATGAGAACTGCCTTTATGCTCAGCTCCGTTTCTTTTATAATGTTTTACACCTTTCATAAGCTATCCTTTTAAAACTCTATCCTTTAGTCTAACCGCTCTTGGACCTACTTGTATAGCCCAACGGCTGTCTATCATTTCAACAGCTGCTTTATCCCAATCTTTATCTTGCATCGCAGATAAGAAATTCTTAAACTTCATTAACCTATTAATGCCTAAGTTAAAAGACATGTTAGCCATAACCAAAATTAAATCACTCGGTAAATCTCTCCACCAAGGCATGTTTCTATCTAAATCATCGAAAACGTTCTGTATATCTTTTTCAAAACATTCTTTAATACGTTCTTCAGAAACAGGTGTTCCCACGTCTTGTCCGTGTTCAGGGTCTTCTGAAAGAACTAAATGTCCTATACCAAAAGTTGGATAACCCAGATGATCTAAATACACTTTATTTATACATCCCTCATCGAAAGTTAATTCTTCTCTTAATTTATCTATATCCATAGTAGTTCTCCTTATGTATACCATTGTTCGGTTCCATAGCTTGTTGCTATATCTCCTATTATTACTGTTGTTGCTCCGTCTAATGAAACTGAAACTTTCCCTAAAGAAGCTACAGCCTGTACTCCATTTTCTGTACCTTTGTAAATATCTACCCATTGCGCTCCTGTCCATAATTGTAACTGTTGGGTAGTTAGGTTCCAAATAACGTCTCCAGTATTAAACTTATTACCGTCTCGTTGGCTTTGGTTAACGTTTATCGTTTCTCCTATACGTACTCTACCTAAACTCAATTCTAAAATTCTTACTAATCTATTAAAAAGTAAAGCAGCCGTAACAGAAGTAACAGGTCCTGTAGCGTATGGTAACTTTGTTTCTAATAACTGAGGCACTATCTTTTGCCGTCAGGTTTAAAGTCCATACGAGTAGCTCCAACTCTAAACGAAGTACCTATTTTAGTAACATCCGCATCGTTAGATTGGACACGTAACACAGCTTGTCTTCCACGTACACGTGTATCTATTTTAGTTGTTACTGAAGTACACGCCGTTGTTAAAGAAGTTATTAAAGATTCTCCTGGAAAGTTTCTTCTTTTTAAAACAATATCTAAAGTTTGACCATCGCTTCCTAAATCTCCTTCTCCTGTAAATTTAATATCAGGAATTATTCGACTTATTGATTGAAAATCTTCTCCTGCGGGATCAATATTAAAATCACTTGATTCTATATATACATCAGTCATTGCAGAACCATCGTCATCGTAACCTGTTTCATGATCATAAAGATAACCTATATAATCAACGTCTGTAAAAGTTGCTTTAGGACTAGGAAAAACGCCTTCATCTAACCAACAACTTCTAGAAAGTTTTCCTATAGTCCATACGTTTTCTTCGTAATTAAATACAACATATCTATCAATAATGTTTGAAGTTCCCGAACAATAAAACCAACCTACTTCATCAAAAGCTTTATTTACAAAACTAAATATTTGATAACTTTGTGTTTGGTTTAGATCGGTAAATACATACTCATCTACAGTACAAGGTACTTGTTGTATACCTCCTGTATAAGAATAAAAACCTTTTTTATCCATCCAAAAAACACCTTTAGGGGTATTTACCGCCGCATTAGGACCAACTAATCCAACACCTTCGTTAACTAAATTAACTGCAAAAACAAAAGGCTGACCTACAAAAGACATTGAATATAACGAAGTATCCGTCCAAATTAAAGTTTCCTGTCTAGCTCGTATAGCCCCTACGATAGATGACCCTGCAGAAAGTCTAAATGATCCTGCCGTATTAGTAGCACGAGGTTCCCAGTCTTCTGCGTTTTCTTGATCACTCCAAGCAACAAGCATAGGATCAACTACGTTTGTTCTAGTTACTCCTGACGGGCTTATAGCGTCTGCTCCAAAACAAATAACATGTCTATCGATATCAGAAACCAATACTTGTAACGCTACGGTAGGAGCTAAATTAGAATTAGTTAAGTCAGAAAGAGCTACAGCTCTATTAGATACTCCTCCTCCTACATCGTGATAAAAAATACCCGCTCCACGAACATTCATAATTAAATCTTCGCCAAAGTTATCGTGAGACCAGATACGTAATTGACTGTTCGCTCCTAAAGCAGATACGCTGCCCCAAGTTCCTGCACCCCAGTAGTCAGATCCCCAACCTGTTGAAGGAACGTAAACATCTAAACCTACGCCAATTTGATAAGCAGCGTCAGCTGCTGAACCTCCGTTACCTGAATCACTAGAATTGGCTGTAACCGTATTGCCGCTAGTATCTTTAGCGGTAAACGTAAAAGTATTTGCTGTAGGTGCTGAAGTTACTTGATATTCTTGATTTAATACTTCAGCCGTAATAGTCCCACCTAAACTAACTGCTCCCGATAATGTTACAAAATCATTAAGTTGAACTTGGTGACTACTATCAGTAGCGGTTATAGTCGAACTGCCGTTAGTTGCTGCAAAAACAATACCATTAGTTGTAGTAGCTCGTATAGGGGTTATATCGTAATAAACTTGTCCTTCTACCGCGTAATATTTCCAAGTTGTTCCTAACCCAATAAACCTAGTTCCATCGTTATCTACCCAAGCATGTATTGCTCGTGCTGTTGATAGAAATGTTGTTCCCGTAGCTTTAGTCCAACCGCCTATTTTTTCAGGCAATCCTTTACGGAATCTCATTAAGTTAGAATCGAACCAACCTCCTGAATTAGAATACTCAGTACCTTCTTTGTTGATTCCTGGTGTGAATATATATTTTTGTAAAGGCATTACGCACTCCTAGATTAAAAACTTAGTTAATACTATTGAGCCAAGTATAAACGGGTATACCCCCCAAAGCAGCATTTCTAACTTTTTAAATTTAGCAGAACCTTCGTCTAAACGTTTTTCAATAAACTCGTAACGAATAGCACATTCTCTTTCGTGTGCATTTAGTTCTGCTAATGCGTCCTTTACCGTAGGCATTATTTTTGTTTAGCTTTACCTATATTTAAGGCTAACAAATCAATAAATTTATAAAATTTACCAATCCATTTATCATCTTTTGGTGTTGGTGTTGATGCTGCTATTAGTGAAGCAACCGCAATTATTGTAGTAATCCACATTATTAAATCTATCACTTTTCGTCTCCTGTTTCTTCTTCTGTTAATACTTCGTTTGCAATTTCTTGTGTAGAAGCTATAAAACTATTTTGAAAAACAGTCATAGCCGCTACAATTTGATCTAAATCAAATTTCAATTTAGCTTCTTTATTTCTTAAATCAGTTATTTGGTTAGCAAGATATTTTTG